CCATAATTTACCCCGTCACCAAATCCTGATCGCTTACATCGTCCCGCTCATCCGTCAGCAGGTTGCGTTCCGAGGGCGTCCGGTCCGCGCTGGTCGTGTAAGAGAAGGTTCCCGACGAACACGCCGGCCGGGCGTAGGGCTTGCCAGGCGGCGGCGTGGAGCCGGTCTGGAAGATCGATAGCAGCCCGTCCGCCTTCCCCTGGAAGTATTCGGCCAAGGCTCGCAGGTCGGCGCTTGCCTCGAACAGCAGCGGGGCGTGCATCCCCATCGCCCGCTGCACCATCGCCTTCTCGCAGGCGATGGACATGGCCTGATAGCGCTCGGCGCGAGCCAGGCGGCGGGTCTGGGCACTGGTCCTGGTCCCGGTATACAGCGCCTCAATAGCCGAACTGCCCCGCAGGTAGTCCATCGCATCGGTCAGAAGACCGGAGATGAACGTATCGGTCTGTTCCTGGGAGCCGAAGTCGAGCGCCACCTGCAAATCAGCGAAGTCCGCCAGTAGGTCCGCAGCGTCGGCCAGCGGCCCGTTATCATCCGGCTCATCCGTGATCTTGAACGGAACCGACCAGTCCCCATAGCCGCCCGCGGACTTGAGGCGAAGTTGATACCAGTTACCCGCATAGGAAGCCGCGGCGGCGTTGCCAGTCGGGCTGTTTATGCCGTCCAGCGAATAGACCGAATCCGCATCCAGCGTGGATACGTCCACGTCGGCGGGGACCGAAGGAGAGGCGTTGGCCGGATCGTAGCCCGTCCAGGTAGTCGAACCGTCCGTGTTGAAGCGAAGCTGGAAGAACGTCGTAACCGGGGAAGTCTCCACCGGAACGGTGACGCTGAGAACGCGGGCGGTGCTCATGGGAAATTAAAGAGGGGCCGGAGAAGGGCAACCGCCTCTCCCCCAGCCCCGACAGGCCCCTTACGCGGCCTGGAACCAGAACATCGTGATCGTCACCGCGCCGGCGGCCACGCTCGTGAAGTCCGCGGCACTGGTCACGGTTACGGTGGGCGTCTTGGCGGCAGAATGGAACTTGGTTCCGCTCGGAACCCCCGCATCCACCCCCGCCGCCGCCGTGGTGAACACGGAAGGCGTGCCGGTCACATAGCGGTCAGTATCCGTGCCGTCGCCGATGATGATGACGGCGGAGGTGTCGCCGGTGAAGCCGGTGATCCCCGTTAGAAGCGTTTGCAGGTAAACCGCTCCGGCCGGGATGGACACCGCGAGGTCTTTGGTGCCCGCTGCTGCGCCGCCGTCCGTGAACTGGCTGAACGTGATCGTCTGCTGATACTTGACAATCTTCGGATACCCGAGGTTGTCCTGCGGGATGACCAGGCGCGAAGACGGCGCGAGGTCCGCCGTCTGCACTTCGATATTGGAATCCCCGATCCGGGGATGGCTCTTTAGTGGCGTAGTAGGCATCGTCTAGCTCCTCCCCGGAGGGGATGCAGAAGATGAAATGAAAAAGGCCGACCCCCGAAGGAGCCGGCCCTAGTTGATCAGTTGGGGTTTAGGCTTAGGCCGTTACGTCCAGGCTGGCGAAGCAGGACGGATCCCCCTTCACTACTGCCATCAGGTAGCTGAGCGCGACCTCGTTCTTGCCGTTCTGGATGTGCGTGTCGAACTCTTCCATCACGTCGCCGTTCCGGATGGTGTAGCACGCCTGGGAGCTGTCTGCCGCCGCGATGCGGCCGCCCGTCTCCGCCATGTAGGTGGAGTTGGTGGACGACCAGCGCCAGATCCGCCCCATACCGCTCGGAGTGGGCACGCTCGGGATGCGGCGGGCGTCCAGAGAGACGCCCCGCTGCGCGAGCGGGTCCTTGTACTCCGACATGGTGAGGATGGTCTGGAAGTTCGTCGCGTCGGACACGTAAACGTCTCCGGCGTACGAGTTGCCGAACACCAGCTCCAACTTCACCAGGTCGTTATAGACCAGGGTGCCGTCCGTCGCGGGCGTGGTGTCCGTGACCGCCGAGCCCGTCTCCCCATCCCCCGCGTGGAGGATTTCGAGCGCCTCGTCGGTCTCGTCCACCGCGACCTGCCGGCCCAACTTCCGCAGGAAGCCGGACACGATGTCGAGCGGGCTGAGGCTGACCACCTCGCGGGCGTAGATGAAGCGCCGCCCATACTTCCGCATGGGGACGTTCGTGCCCAACTGGCTGAGCTCGGTCAGCGGGAGATCGGACCCGATCCCCACGTTCCGCAGCCGGCGGTCATCCGCCACGTCGTTCAGGCGCACCTTGTCGTAGGTCAGCCGATCGATCTGCACGTCCGCATAGGACAGGAGATCCACCAGGCCGGCGCTGATGCGGCCTTCGATGAACGAGGAGGCGATGAACTGCGGGAACAGCGGCGTGTTCGCGGTCACGGTGAAGAACTTCGCCCCCGTATCCCGCTTCGGGTTGATCCCGCGGGCCGCCAGCTCCTTGCTCAGCCCGTAGGTGTCCGACGCGTGCTCCTTGATGATGTGGGCTCGGAGGCTCCCGTCATCCGCCTGCTTGAACCGCCGCAGTGTGCGGTCTACGTGGGCCTTCACGTCGGCCTGCACGTCGATGTCCCGCCCCTGCGCGTCCTTCCCGGTCTCCGCCAGCTTGCCGATCACCAGATCGCTGAAGTGCTGGAGGACGTGCTTCCCCTGCGACTTGGCGTCCTTCATGTAGCCGAAGTCGAGGTCTTTGATGATTCCTTCCATCGTAGTCCTCCGTTATCCGATCAGGACGGCGGCGCAGGCATAACCGGCGCCGGAAGCGGCCGACAGGCTGACCACGATCAGGTTGCCGGTCGTGGAGAGCGCGTCGAAGTTGTCCACCACGGTCGTGTTGCCGTCCTTGATGGCCGAGTTCCCGACCGTCAACTGGGTCACGTCATCCACGGTGAGTTTCACGAACGCGTGCACGTCCAGCCACTCCACCACCACCGTCAGGTCCGTGGTGTTGACGGACTTCACCCGACCAAAAAACTTGGTCGTATTGTCCGGACACATCACAATCCGGTCGTTGGTCGTGGTCGGGGAAACGATGTCCCCCGAAGTAGGAACGCGCGTGCCCGCCGCCGTGTAGGTGGCGAGCGTATAAGCGTGCTGACGGGTGATGAATCCCCCACTCGGAGGGATGTCATCGGTCCCGATGCCACGGGTCGTCATTGCGTATTACTCCTGGCGAGGCGAACCCCGCCGTAATGGTCCGATCCTAGTTGGCGACCGCCCGCTGGCGGATCTCCGCCGCGGTGACCGCCTGCGCCTGCTTCCCGCCGTCCGCGCCCGGATCACCGGACGGGGCCGCGGGGAACTTCTTGCAGACCTCGGCGAAAGCGCCTTCGGCCAGTTCCTTCAGCCCGGCATAGTCCTGCTTGCCGGCCAGAGCGTCCGCGACCGTGGCGACTTCCTTCTCCGGACGCCCGAGCTTGACCGCGTGGGCGACATAGGCCGCCTTCTGGTCCGCCAGGGCCGTCTCGCCGATCTTCGCCAGGGGTTCGAGCGTCCCGGCTTTCTCGGCTTCCGTCTTGAGCGCGGCGAGGTCCACACCGTCCAGGGACTTGGCCTGTGTAGTAACCTCGCCGATCTTCTTGAGCGCTTCCTCTTCCGTAGCCGTCTCCGGCAGGCCGAGGAGCGCGTTGACCTTCTTCAGGTCCATCGTGATGTCTCCTATGACCGCATCGGCGGCCGGGTGGGAACTGTCGGCTACGGCCGACGCATCCTCGCCAATGGACGAGGAAAGGGGGAAGGCCCAGACCTTCTGCTGGTGTCCGTGCTTCCGGGCCAGGTGCTCATAGAGCTTCAGCGCTACGAGGTCTTCGCCGAGGGCCGTCTGGGCCAGGCGGCGCGGATCCAGCGTGCCGTCCTTGATGGCCTTGGTGAGTTCGGCCTGCTGCTGGCAGCCGAGATAGACGACGCTGGTTTCCCGCGCCTCGTAGTTCTTCGGGTCACCCGCATACGTCCCCGTCGCCAGCACGCCGTCATAGCGCTGCATGAAGATGTGCGGGCACTGGCCGCCCAGGTAGTCCGCTTTGCACAGGTCGCAGTTGATCTGGTCGAACCGGAACCCGATACTCACGTCCTGCCAGACGCCCGTATCGATGTTCTTCCGCTGCAACTCCGTGCCGGGGTCGTTGGCGAAGTAGAAGGCCGATTCGAGCCAGGTCACACGCTGCCGCTGCGTCTCAAAACCGGGGATTGTGTCCAGGGCCTTGGCGCTGTCCTCGCCGGCGTCTTTCTTGGTGGTGACGAGGGTGGGGAAGTCCTCGCTTCGCGTCCGGGTGTCGGCGCGGAACCAGCGACCAATCGGCGCTCCGCTCGTGTCGTGTCCAACCAGAAGCGAACGGCCGGGGAGGGTGTCGGCGAACCGCTCCAACACCGCCTTGGTGAAGCGCTCACCGGATCGGTCGTAGGAGTTGTGCGCGACCCGAGCCTGCCGGATATGCACGTCTTCCGCGGTCACCGGGTGCTGCGCGTAGCTCGCGTTGATCAGCGCGAGGTCGGCCGGCGCGGCTTCACTGGACGCTACGGCGCGGATGCCGGTGAGTTCTCGTACGCGGACGTTCATAGACAGATCCCAAAAAAGCCCCCGCCATCAGGCAGAGGCTCAAAAAGCTGTTCAGTTAGCTGCGGCTCTACTCGCTCAACTCCCGATCAATCCGCTCGCAGCAGGCCACGATCTTGTTCCAGATGAGGATTCGGTCGGCCGGCTTCTTGGTCAACTCATAGGTCGAGAGCATCACCTGCAACTCCGTGCCGAGCATGGGGCGCGGGATTGTGGCGATGACCGCGCGGGCGGCGTTGAGGGAGCCGTGCGGCTGGAGAGTCCGCTTTCGTTGCCAAGGTAGGGTTATCACTTGGCCCGCGTCCTACCCGTGGCCGGCTTCTGCTCCACCGACGCTCCATCCACCACCTCTACCGCGCCACACTCCGGACAGACCGCCTTCCCGTGACTGTCCGCGAAACTCCGATGCCCGCAGGTGCACTTGAGGATCACGGCGCCGTCGGGGCGCGTGCTGGGGATGATCTTGAGGGTGTTCATTCGGTGTGAGGAACGCAAGTGCAGCCACAATTAGGGTGGACTGGAGTCAAGCCGGAAGCCTGGCTGTAAGTGTAGGGACCGCCGGTCTGGATGGACACGCAAGCATCGTCAGCGCCGGGGTCACCGTCTACATCCCAGAGGTCCACCCCGGCACTGCGCCCGGTGTCCAGGATCGCTGATTCCGAGGCGATTGCCATCTCGGTCCTAATTACGGTCTTCAGTCTTCCCTGCTCATACCCATCGAGGTCGCGGCCCAAGCGGCGAGCAATCTGCACCGGAGCGGCCCCTTCGCGGAACCCGTCCACCATCGCCGACCGGATTTCTTCCAGTCGGGTCTCAAACCGCAGCTTCCCATCCACACTCAGCCGGTCGAAGGCTTTCTCCAGTACCCGCTGCTGCTGAAGCGCGTTGAACTGCGGACTCTGCCGGAGCGTGGTCAAATCCGCGGCCCGCTGCATTCCGACCGTATGCGAGAGCAGGACCGCCTGCTGGAGTATCCCGTGTTCGGTCTGCGGGTCGGCGAAAGCTTCGCGCGTCCGGTCTTTCCCCGCGAAGATCCGGAGGAAGGTCTCCACAATCCGCCCCAACCCGCGCAGCACATCCCCGCCCAGCGCTTTTCCGGGCTCGGGCAGCGTCACCTGGTCGAACCACTCGGTGCGGAGCTCGGAGAAGGCCGCCTGCGTCTCTCGCCACGCCGCGTTGACGGCCCGTTCAAGTGCGGGGTAGCGGGGCCGTTCGACGGGGAAGACCTGGGCCGGATCATCGGCCCGGACCTTGACCTCAGTGCTTCCCATTACAGCCGACCAGCCCGGAGAAGGTCTCCCCATACTCCGCCAGCAGTTCTTTGAGCGAGATACCTTCGGCGCTATCCTGCCCGTCCATCGGCATCGGATCAGCGGGCGGTTCGGGCGGCGTAGAAGGCTGACCACTGGTCGGCGCGGCCGGCATCGCGGGCGGTTCTTCCATCGGTTCCACCACCTCCGGGCTGCCCGTCACATGCTCCGCCACGTCTTCCTGATCCCAGATCCCCAACTGCCAGAGCTGCACGCCGACACTGAGCCGGGTCTTCATCGCCGCGGCGTCGAAGGAAGCGGCCCGCGCCGTCGCTTCCAGGTCATCAAGCGAAACGTCGTTCCAGCAAATCTTAAAACCCGCGGCGTCCTTGCGGCCCGCCAACTGCCGGTGTCGCTCAGCCGCCTGCTGGATCGGCCACTCGACTTCACGCCGAATGCCGTCGATGGTGTTCAGCAGCAGGTCAGCCTGAGTCTTGCTGAGTCGTTCCGTCGTACTCCATTGCATCCCGAAGAGGAATGGTGGAATCCCCGTGGCCGCTATGATCTGCTCCATCAGCGTCTTATTGGAAACGGCAATGTCCATCACGGCGCCGTCCGCGCCGATGACCGAGACTTTGGTTTCCCCGACGTTGGCGGTAAAGAAGTCAGTCGCCTGCCCATCCACATACTGCGTCTTCATCACCGCCGACCATGACTCGCCCACATCCGCCACGACCGACGCCGCAATCGCTCCTTCCGGGTCATCCAGCGTGGCTGGCAACTGCGTGTGGACGTGATAGATCGGGATGCCGTTCCGACGCCAGGTCGAGCGGTGCGCGTGGAAGATGTCCAAGAGCGCCTGGGAGAAGTCGGGCAGGGCCAGTAAAAAGCTTTCCCCCTGCGGGTTGCACGCTATGGGGTCGTGCGTCATCCGCACAATCGTTTCGAGGTTGAGGGTCTTTATCTCCCCCATCCCCGTCTGCTGCACGACCTGCAAGACCCCCAGCGGGTCGGTCTTGAACCCAATACTCGGACTCGCGTAACTCCACAGCCGCGCCACCCCATCGCGCATCGGGCTCGCTTCCGTCTCCCCGACGCAGAACCCAAAGCACATCGCTTGGTCGATCAGGTCGTTCTGCCAGGTGTAGCCGCCGCGCCCCACGTTGTCCCCGTAGATGACGGCCTGCCACCACTCGTTGAGCCAGTCGCTCGCCGGCTCGTTCCCCTCGACCTCGAAGCAGCAGCAGCCGACGAAACCCGCCAGGATCTCGGTGGTCCGCTTGATGACCGGGATGCTGCGGCGGTACTGGGCGATGAGCGAGAACGAGAGTTCGCGCGGGACGTAGGAGTTAATGCCCGAGGGCGAGTTGGCGTAGGTCGGCCGGCCGGAGAGGGACGTGGTAGCCGCGCCCGGTGAGGGGCGCAGGGGCGCAGTTTGCGGAGCGCGTCCGAGGAGCCGATCCAGCCAGGTCATGTGCGTCGAATGGCTCCGGTGGCGGGGC